ACTGGCCTGCCAGCTTCACTGACGCGCAGGTTGGGTTTCAGCAGCGCAAATACGTGTTCAGGGTTGTTCGGCTTCGCATCACTGATGCGAGAGATAGCCGCAACCATCATTTTCGCCTCTTGGCTTGCTTGCTCAGCACTGCTTGCAAGCTGTCTCGCTGCCACGAGTTCTTCATCTTTCAGCCGCAGCGCTTCACGAAGTTCTGCAACGAGAACCTTGTACTCGCCTTGGTCTTCAAGCTGCTTGTGCTTGCCACTCTGAACAGAAGCCTGCAGTTCGTTGAGCTGTTTAGTCAGCTCACCGAGCTGAGCACTCAACCGTGCGTTGGCTTCACCTTTTTCAAGGTTGTCGCGTTTGATAAGTTCCAGCTTTGCTTTGAGCGCAGCGGGATCATCTGATTCAGCGGCGGGCGGCTTGCTTGGTGGCAGCGCCGGTGCCACCGGATCCATCGCGGATGGGTCTTTAGCCGGTTCAGGCATCCGTTGTGGATGGCGGGGATGCGGGAAGCCTACCGCGCCGTCCAGTGTTTTCACCACCAGGGGGCTCAGGAGCTGGCTGTTCGTGGTCGTAGTCGGGCAGGGAGGCGGGCCGTGCGGTCTTGCGGCGGTATGCGTCCCACATCTCCCGTTCGCCTTGGTTTTCCTCGGAATCGGGCTCGGGCCACAGGGTCATGGTCGTTGTGTCGATGCCGTGGTACTGTACGGCACGTACACCCGTTCAACGTCTGTTCATGGCACTCGAAGGAAAGGAGCTGCTCGCGGCAGTGACACAACTGACCGCTGAGAAGCAGTCGAAGTCAGCCATCGCCAAGGCTTGCGGCTACCTGCGGGTAGTCAAGAGTGGCGAGCGTGCTGGCAACGAGATTCCCGATGTGTCTTCGTTCCAGGAAGCACTGCTGGCGGCGCAGGGCTTCAAGTTCCCCGAGAGCACCCGCAGCTACTCGGCGAAAGGTGTGGTACGGAAGACCAAGGCAGGACTGCTGATCGTTGGTCCTTCGTATCACGACACGGAGCCTGGCACCGAATACAAGGTGATCCAGGAACCGGATGGCGCGATCGTGCTGGAGCCGATCCGAGCCCTTGCTGCTGTTGCGGCCTGACCACCGCCCGAAGGGCGCTCTGGCCAGGCGCGGCAGCACTGCTCAGGCGCCTTGTGACGTTGACCCCTCGGCTTGCGCAGCCGGGGGGTTTTCGTTTGGCTGGGGCTGAGCATCGAGCAGGTTCTGCTGCTGCTGCTGGAGGCGTTCGATGCTGGCGGTAACGAACTCCGTTTCGGCTTGGAGGTCAACGGCATCAGGGTAGATTTCACCGCCTTGCATGACCTTAACGAACGCAGCGGGCGACAGTAGGCCTTGTTTCGCCAGCTCACCGATCACCGAGATGTCTTGACCGATGAGTACGCGGTAGTCAAAATCACGACTGATCGAGATTTTCGGCGGGCTGATGCTAAGGTAGATCGCAGCGATGTTAAAGCACTGCTGCAGGCAAGATTCGAGTTCCATCGAGATGATCGAAAGAACGCTGTTTGCCTGCGCCTGGTCGATACGTTTGGCGTCGGCAGATTCTGCGACGAACTTCTGGCCAAGCAGTTTGGTAACGCCGAGGTTGGACATCTGCTGTTCGAGCATCATCAGTGCGTTTGCTTGCGCCTCGAAGCTGCTTGCATCTGACTGGACGTAGTACGCCTTGTTGCCGGGTTGCATCCCGATTGCATAGTTAACGCCAACCGAATGAGCGTTGGATTCATCCCAGCCTTCAAGCACGAGATTCGGCATTGCGGCGATGTGCAGCGCGTGCAGGAAGTCCGCCTGTCGCTGGTAGTGAGCGATGTTGATGTGTGCGATGTCCGACAGCAACGGGCTGGATCGAAGCGTTCCGACGCGGTTGGTGTACATCGGCACAATCGGAATGATCGGCAGGGAGAACGGTTCCCACGCGGTTTTGACAAACGGGCCGCCGGTATCTTCCAGTGCTATAGCGCCACTCGCGATAGCGTCGTACTGTTCAATTTGGTTCTTGCGGCGCACTGTTTTAGTTCTACCGGGCTCGATGATGCGTGCCTGGTCGATGATTCGTTCACCGTAGCTGCCTTTCGCCACGCGTACAGTCTCGAAGATGCGCACCTGAGACAGCGGGGAAGATGGCAGCTCGGTTGATTGCCGCCAACCGAGAATGCGTGTTGCGCGAATGTGATTGAAGTACGGGCGGCGTGCGGCCAGGCGAGATTCAAGCAACGAACGATCAGCGCTGCTGTCAGGATAATCAACGAGCACGTTGCTGTGTCCGTATGTCAATGCGGAGACGAGCAGCCGACGTGCGAACTCATTGATGGACGAGCCGATACCATCGACGTTGGCAGCGAAGCGAGTCCAGTAGCGTGGGCCTTCGATCTGAACCGGGCGGCGAAGGACGGCGCCAGCGGCATTTTCGATGAGGCGAGTGGTGTAGGGGCTGAGGATCGAGCGGCCAACGCGTGCAACCCAGGCGTCGGTGTCTTCTCGTGGTTCTTGCGGGAGGAAGTAGGGAGCGAAGGCACGAAGGCGATCGGTGCCAGCGGTGACGGCATCCATGAGAGCCCAGCCGTGGGCCATGGCGTGAACGGCGGCATCCCGGCGGAAGGGGCTGTCGTCTTGTTCGTCGTCAGCGGGAGCGAACTGCCAGGCGCCGGTGAGACCAGGGAGGATGCCGCGGCCTTCGGGGCCGACGGGGCCGATGGGTGTGTTGGAGATTCGAGGATCGGCGCTCCAGCCGGGTGCACCGCCGTAGAGGTCTGCAGGCGAGGAACTGGTCACGGCAGGCCGGTAAGGGGCGTTCGGTGCAGACTAGCGCCAGTCCAGAGCTGATTTCCTTGGCTTCAATCGCTATTCGGCATCGTCCGAAGACACAGCAGCGGGCCAGTGCACCAGCGATCCGGCTGAGACATGCGCAGGGTTGTGTTTTTCGTGATCGGCACCGTTTTCGCATTCTTGTCGCCGGGCGTAGATTCGGCAAATCCTTTCTTGCTGTCGCCGAACTACTGCGTGGCGCTACCGAACGCAAAGGTGATTACTTCTACCTTGCACCAACTTATCGAATGGCGAAGGAGATCACATGGATCTTGCTGAAAGAGCTTACACCGAAGCCATGGATCAAGAAAAAGAACGAATCTGACCTTGCGATTGAGCTAGTCAACGGTTCACGTATCGAACTCAAGGGTTCCGAGAATGCCGACGCCCTACGCGGTCGTTCACTTTGCGGTGCTGTACTTGACGAATCAGCTTACATCAATGATGCCGTATGGCAGCCAGTCATACGTCCGGCCCTGGCCGACAAGCAAGGATGGTGCCTGTTCATCACCACACCACCGATTTCAGGCTGCACCGGATGGTTCTGGGATCTTTACCAGTCCATCAAACATCCTGACAGGGTAGACGAAACCGACCTTCCGGCCAACGCAGGCCAGTGGTCCTTGCATGAGTTCACCACACTCGAAGGTGAAAACGTCCCGGCAGAAGAAATTGACGCTGCCCGGCGTGAACTTGACCCACGTACCTTCCGTATCGAGTTCGAGGCACGCTTCGAGGCCCTCGGTGGCCTTGTCGCCGCTACCTTCTCCGAAGAAAACGTCCGGCGCGTGGAAGACGACACCAAGCTCCCCTTGCTGATCGGCGCTGATTTCAACAACGACCCTCTTACAACCGTACTGGCAGTTATCAGAAACAACGAGCTGCACATCTTCGATGAACTCGTGCTCACCGGCGGTGCTACAACCTGGACCCTTGCCGAAGCACTTAACCTTAAGTTCGGCCTCGAACGTGAAAAACACTGCTGCCCTGACCCAACAGGTGCCCGGCAACAAACCAGTGGCGTCGGCATGTCCGATCATGCAATCCTTCGCCGGGCCGGAATCAAAGTCTTCGCCTCCAAAGGCTGGCATAACACAAAAGATAAAATTAACGCCGTCAACGCTGCCTTCATGACCGCTGACGGCATCCGCCACTGCTTCGTCCATCCACGCTGCAAACACCTGCTTAAATCACTCCGCACACTCGGTTACGCCAAAGGTTCCGACATCCCCAATAAAAAATCAGGCGTTGACCACTCCTTCGACAGCATGGGCTATCTGTGCCTCGAAAAGTTCTACCTGCTCAAACCCAAGCAAGGTGGTACTGCTTTCAGATTGTGGTAACTATCTCGCAACCAAATACCAGATAATAGCTACACCCGCCACCGCATAGCAAATGCCAAACTTCAACCCCGACCTGTCCCGCACCCACCTAACTGGCCTCGTGCCCCATTCCCCCACATCACGTACATACGTGTAGCGTCCATTGTTACCCCTCACCCGTCGCATACC